AATGAATTATTTAACAAGACTGTTCCCGAGAAAGAGTCAACCGATTACTATATGCCGAGCCTATTCGGACCGGAAGATTTCTAAACGGGACAGCAGTGGTCTTAGCGGTATTGTTACCCGCCGCCTCGATGAGCTTCTCATATTTTTTCTCCGTGACCGTCACCTCGTAGTCGGATTGTGCTGAGTAATACGAGGACATAGCGCTCATCAGCGGCGAAACTGCGTCCATAGCCGCCTGAAATTTAGCGACAAGACCATTGCACATGACACCAGTCGCCTCACCCATAGCAGCCATAGCCTCCTGATGAGAGACCACACCCTCATGCTCCATAGACTTGATATTGGCCAGCGTAGACTTGTAAATATCAAAATCAGCGGTAATAAAATCAGTAACGCCCGTACCCTCTGGATGCTCGTCAGACCAGGACGCTTGCGCCTTGTTTGACGCTGTATTGTAAGCAGAGTGAGCATTACGTTTAAACTGTTCGTTTTTTGAGTCATGTAAGCCCTGCTCAGCCTCTTGTTCAGCGTATCGCAGTTTAATCTGCTTCAGCATTTCCTGATACTCTATCTCCTTCAGCAACCCTTTTTTATGCAGGAGGTCGAGACCCTTGAGCGTTATTCGCTCCTGCTCTTTGATATCCTTAGCAGCCCACTCCTCTTTGTATCGTTCAAGTAAATCGTTATAACGCTGTGTACGGTCAAGGTCTTGTTCTCGCTGACGTTGACTAATCTCCGCATCGATATCGAGCCACTCCTGCGAGTCCTTTTTATAAAGCGACTGACGTTTTTTGAGCATGTCAATATCATTATTATACATAGCCTTGGCAAGAGCAATATCGTCATGATAGAGATCATTGTTAATATCTTTTTTCTCATACATCATTTGTAGGTCTATTGCCTTGACGGCATGCTCACGCTGAATCTCATCCTCATCGTAGCGGAGTTTTTGTTGCTGATATTGCTGCTCAAGCTCTGTCTTTTTCATCATTAGGGCTTGAGCTTCGTCAGCGTCCTTGCCATACAGCTTTATCTGCTCATCGAGACCCTTCTGCTTAATATCATATTGCTGACGCATAAAATCCTTATATGACAGATTTTCGTCAGCGTATCTGCGGTAGTTCTCGACAAGCTCAGCATCGGTGATGGCTTGTTGAGCCTTGACAGCAGCTTTAAGGTCTTTATTTTTCTGCGCCTCTTGACGCTTACGCTCTACCTCTGCTTTACGAGCAGCCACCGCAGCCTTGCGAGCCTCCGCTTGCTCAGCTTTTCTTTCAGCTTCAGACTTGTAATCCTCGCTCGCTGTAGAGTTACTACCCTTGCCACCGGCAAGAGCCTCGTTAGCCTTGCGCACCTTTTGCAAGCTCTCGGCTTGCTGCTTTTGTACCTCTTGATATTTCTTGAGCCACTCATTTTGCTTGTTCTGCAGCTCTTGAATCTCAGCATCGTGATTACGTATGATATTCTCAGTCGTATTGCGTGTATAGCCCTCACGCTCGATGTATGTCTGTGTATTCCATCCATCTTTAAACCCTCTCAAACCGTGTCTGAACTGACCGCCGTCGAAGCCTTGAGACAACGCATTCCACGCCTTTTGCGCATAATGTGCAATCTGATTACCCGCAGACTGGAAATCAGCTTTAAAAAAATGCCCCAGCCTACCCCAAAAACTACTTAAATACCCCTCGTCAACATCCTGCTTCTTTCGCTCAAGCTCCTCCACTTTTGAAAGATACACACGAGCCTTGGCTTGTGCGAGGATGGAGTCGGTGAGTTTATCAACAGCCTCACGAGCATTGTTAGACAGAGAGTTTTCGAGCGTGAGGTTATTGAGATACTCAGGGTATTGAGATTTTAGTTTTTTCAGCGCCTCGGTACGCACATCATCAGATGCAGACTTGTCTTGGACAAGCTTAACGAGACTTGAGAGCTCGGCAATCTCAGAGCGACATTCAGTAGCCGCCTCTGCGTTAGCCTGATTAAGCTCACGCTGCGCCTCAATAGCCTTGTCAGTTTTAAGCGTATACGTAACAATAGCGGCAGTAACAGCCACCATCGCAGTAAGAGCAGCGGCGTAAGGATTAGCGAGTATAACCTTATTCCACAGCTGCTGAGCAGCTGCAGCTAATGTTATTTGCCTTGTGCACGCTTGCACTGCGATGTTATATGCTATCTGCGATGACGTTGCGAGACCATTATAAACAGCCTTCATCTTATCAACTGCCAAACTTTTGAGCTTAGCTATCTTGCTTGCAGTTTCAGCTATCTCTGCTGCCTTAGCTGCGAGAGTATAAGCAACGACACCAGACGTGAGCACGGCGAGCACCTTCCAGTATTTGATGGAGAAGTTAGTGATAACACTGAGACTCTTAACGAGCAAGCTGCCCGCGCTTATCGTGTACTTGACGACCGGCAGCAGGTTTTCACCGAGCTCAACGGTGAGTTCATGGAAGCGGTTTTTAGCCTTATCGACCTCACCTTGTATAGTCTCGTTTTGCACATCAAACTCCTCGATAACAGATGTAGCCTTTTTATAAGCATCAGCCGCAATCTCTTGGCGTTGTCGCAAATCGTCGACCTTATCGGCCATTGTTGTAAGCACCGACACTGCACGCTGTCCGTCAAGACCCATATCGCCAAACATCCTACCAAGTTGGTCGAAACCACCCTTAGATTTAAGGTTGTCCATCAACGTGATGACAGCCTTATTCATGTCAGTCTTGACAAGCTCAGTAAACGTCTTGACATCAACGCCCGCCATCTTAGCAAATGTCTTCGTATCAGTAGCCATCTTTGTGAGGAGCTGAGAAAAAGCTGTCGCAGCCATCTCATCCTTCTGCATGTTCTCATCAAGGACGGCACCATAGCCCATTATTTGAGCTTGTGTCAAACCGACCTGCTTGCCTACGCCAGCAACACGAGCAGTAAACTCAACGAGGTAGCCCGCCGAAGCGGATGAGTTCTGCGCAAGCTCATTGATGGCCGAACCAGTCGCGAGCATGGCACCACGCAGACCGAGTCGGTCATCCTCACCGAAAGCCATAGCAAGCTTGCCCACCTTATCGATTGCGCCATCGCCGAGATCATCGCCAAGGGCGACCTGAATTTTATCAGCGGCATCAACAAATTCTAATATCGAGTCTTTGGACGTAATGCCGAGACGGCCAGCAGACTCGGCGAGCTCGTTAAGCTGCTTACGCGGAGTACGGGTATCCATTTTTTTCAGTTCCTCGTTCATCTCTGTGACCTCCTCCATAGACTGCCCAGTATACTTGCGCACATTGTTCATCTCTTGGTCCATCTCGGTATATGCGTCAACACATTGTCGGATGGTACTTGACAACCCCGTTATAGCACCTATGCCTTGAGTTATAGCCCCCCAATTATCATTAAGAATTTTGACGGACTTGCCAAACAGCGATGTAGCAGTCTGCTGCTCACTATTCACTGCAGATATCTGAGCCTTGAGCGCCTTAGCCTTGTCATTGAGTGCGTCGAAAGCCTCAGAGCCCTGCTTAGTGTCAGCAAGGCGCTCATTGACGATCTTCAGCGAAAACTCAAGGTCACGCAAGGACGAACCGCTTATATTCTTAAGCGTAGCATCTATCAGATTGTTCTCACGTGCGAGATCAACCGCTGACCTTTTAGCTGCAGCAATCTCCTGCTCATACTTGTCAATTGTCAGATTAGCCTCTTTTTGTGCTGCATTAACTTGTTGTATGCGCGACTTGATGCGCTGAAGGTTCTCGGACGCTTGTCTAAAAGCATCGGTATCTGGTTTTATGTCACCAATCTCCGACTGAAGTTTATTAGCTGCAGCAGTCAACTCATTAAGCGAGGCACCATCTATATCGCCGAGAACGCGCTGAAGGTTAGCCGTAGCATTGTTAAGGTCTTGCATCTCCTTTTGAGATTGGACGGTCGAGTCTTTGAGAACATCCATCCGGTCTTTACAACGCTGTAGTATTTTATTCAGTTCATTGTATTCATCAGGGCTCGAGACTTGCTTCATCGCTCGACGCACCTCACGCGCAGCTTTCTCGATGTCGCCGAGCGACGCTGTTGACAAATTATTTACGGTATCAATTGTTTTTGACACGCTGTTGCCATAAGCCTTAAGGCTCGCCTCTGCAGCCTTAATCGGCTTATTAAATTTGTTGATATCCTTTACTGAGGTGCCAGGATCACGCAGCGCATCAGCTTTTTTCTTCTTGAGATCATCAAGACTTTTCTGAAGAGCGGCCATCTCGTTTTTCGCCTCTTGAGCATTGAGGCGGATAATGGTCTGAAATGTCTGTGTTGTTGCCATAAAAAAGTGCTATCTTTGATTTAAAATCAAAGGTAGCACTACAAATTCTCGTTTTAAAATACACCAGCCCATAAAGACAAATCATATGCTGTATTTGAAATATGGGTAAAATGTTTTATATTTTGTTGAGCTTCAGCTATCCATCTGTCTATTAATACAACTTGACTTGAATCGTAACCAAAACGTTTGACGGCTTTATCACGCAGTCTGCCAAGATATCTAAGCCGACGATTAAGTCGCTTTGTCTCTCTTCTTGACACACGAAATAGCCAAGACGCACGCTTGACAAAGGCATAAATCTCTTTACTGTCAACAATCTTTGATTTATTTAAATTTCTTTTCAATTTACGTGTTGCATTTTGAAACAATACAACAATAACGAAAAATAAGAAGAAAATCCAGTAATGTTCAGATAAGATTATCATAATAGCAGACGATTTAAGTGATTACACCGCAAATATACTAAAAGTATTCGATGTAGCAAAGCCATTGAGCAAATTTATTGTCTGCGATGTATCAGCCAGATGAGCAGCTTTATTATAACAGATATAATGACGCCATAGAAAACGATATCAAAACTCAGTTTATACCGCTCCCACCATGTTTGACGCCTCTCAACCGGCACCGGAACCTGCGTAGAGTCAGACCTAAAGACAAACTGAAATATCGTGTCTGTCTTGTAGCTTATGCGGTCGCGACACTTATAGACGTTATGCGTCTTATAGACAGTGTCGCCCCTGACAAACGTCTCAACAAACACGGAGTCGAGGATGCGGAAGGAGTCGACTCGTAGGTTTGTTTTATAGAGCGTGTCGGTGTTATGCACGACACGCTCTAATACGACAGACTTGTTAGCCCTGCACCCGACGAGCGAAAGCAGTATGACGGCAAGGACACCGAATGTAGTCAATCGAAATAGCCTCATACGCATCACTTAATGTGTATGACATTATTGACGTGTTTGCCCGGCGTCGAGATGTGCACCCAGCTGTAGCCGTACTCATCGATGAGCTGACCGACGTTTATCTTGCCCGCGCGGACAAGTGAAGCAGCAGTCTCGAAGAGAGCCTTATTGTCCTCAGGCGTATTGCTTAGGGTGCGGATATCAGCGGCCTGGCCAAGCATGTGCTGCGACGTACGTACGCCGCCCACAGCCTTGTTAACGGCAGCACAGCGGAAACCGCTGTTAACGATGATAGGATGACCGAACGCCTCACGGAGAGGCTCAAGAACAGTCTCGGCAAGCAGCTTGAGATTAGCCATCTCAGACTTGTTAGGCGTGTTGTCGATTGAGAGATTGCGAGCAGCAGTAGAGCGAGTAAGCTCCTCGACTGTAAAATGTTTTGTTAACTGCATAAAATATATTTTAGATATGATATTAATCGCGGCTTATCGAGAGATATTCTGACAGCCCCGGAATGCGCTCTATAAACTTAAAGCGCAGGAAATAATAAAAGAAAGCGACGATCTGCCACGGCGTTGTGCCCTTTTTGAAAATCTTCTTTAGATTTTTGAGTATGTTAAGAGCGTAGAAGTACAGCACGACGTAAGTAACAAAGCTCACACACTGCATAGCGCCATCAGGCTGATGCTTCATCTGACCGACAAAATAAATAGCGCAGCATAGAACAAAGAACACAGTAGCCTCTGCGACACATCGTAGAGCCTTTTTGATATCAAAATCCTCGTGACTGGCTATCATGCCCGAAAGGTAGCCGAACAGAAAGTTAAAGAAGAAGACTATCATGAGCGATTTTAGTTCGCCCTCGATAGGCTGGAGGAAGGCGAGCACGGCGAGTGCTATGCCAACGAACAGAGAACGGATATTTTCAATCATAATCATATTTATTATTTATTCATCCGCAAAGTTAAAGTCAAACATGAAGAAACAAAAATACGGCATACCCATTAAAAAGAGTATGCCGTATAACCTATAAATTAAACGATGCCGAGCCACTTTTTTGCTTTTGCAGTAGCGGCATCAGTAAACGAGCAATACGCTTGCCACTCCTCCGCATAAGCTTCAGCGTCCTCTTGATGATGACGCTGAAGAGCGAGCTCGTCGGACACGGTATAACGTGTGCGGATGATAGCGTTAGCGACCTCATGATGGTCGGTCGGGTCTGAGCAAGGCACGATAAAACCTCCATCGCGCTCCTCACCTGTATAGATATAAGCCTTAAAAGGCGACGGAGCGTCATTGTCAGCAGTTTTCTCAGGCTGATAATTATCCTCAACGCGCTCGTCTGGATATATGATGACGCGCTCGGAATCGTAACGTAACAAAGTTCTCGGCTGCTGATATACAGCCGTGTAAGTCATCTTAGGCATACTATGTAAATTTAAAAAACGTTTGACCATTTTTGCCCTCAAACTGTTGTATCACCGTTGGCGCTGGCAGATCCTCGCGTGAGAAGTCGTTAAGCGCCTGATCAATCAAAACCTTTGAGCCCGTGTAGGCATAAAACTCAGCATCGAGCAGCGTAGGATTGCCGGCACGGTCACGAGCTTTCTCAAAGATGTACGACTCTCGTAGAGAGCCGTCTGCAGCCTCAGTCTGCAAAGTCTCTATGATTTTTTTAAAGCGTAGAGCCAAGACCTTCCCGGCCACCACCTTTGTAATCTCCTGCATATTGCCGGTCGAGTCTGGTACGGTGACCGTAACCTTCTGACGGTCTATCTTAGACTCCTCGATTTTATAATCTTCGAGATATATTTTTTTATCCCAGGTATCTGGTTCTACCCCCCCCGCAGCATTTGACAAAGTCTTGCAGATATTCGAAAAATTAACTTTTTGATTGCCGGTCATCTCCTCGAAAGGATATTTAATTCTGTGTGATTTAATGATTTTACCTAATGATTTTTGCATACCTAATTTTACAAACAAATTTATACAGTCGACGTGCTTAGCGTAACCAAAACGCGATGCTTGTCTTAATCTTATCTGCTCCTCAGTAAAGCCGCGTTTGCGCAGCTTTACGACATGACGCGCCAGCTCCTGCTTGTTATTTTTGCTGAGGAGTACATGGTCATGATAAAACACATAGCCACAGATGCGGATGCCCATGTGCGTAGGTCTAATATTATAATCTTTATTGATATCGACATGATAATCGCGGGCGAGGATGGCGACAGCAATTTGTCTGACGATACCGAGCACAGCCTTGTCGGCATGTCGAAATATTATATTGTCAACAAACCTACAATAATGAGGCAGACCCTCAGCCACATAAGCCTTGAATTTATCAGCGAGATATATAGACCCGCGGCTCAAATCATCAAAATCAGACGATGTCTTCGCTGTGATGACACGCCACTCTATGTATTTTGATGTCCAATATGCCATTTTTTCGGGGTCTTTATCAATATCGAAAAACCGCATCGCAAGACGGTCGAAGTCGGCGAGATAGAGCATGCCGAAGATCTGACTGACCTTAATACCGAGAGGAGCGCCTTGAAGATACGAATCAACAACTTTAAACAGAACGCTGAGCAATTTGCCAGGCTTAACCTTGCGTAAAATCTGCCTCTTGAGGATGGCATGGTCCATCAGCGGGAAGAAATGATGAGCGTCCATGGACAGCGTATAAGCGACCTCAGACTGCTCATATTTATACAGCTCATTTCGTAACGCACGCAAGAGAGCATGCTGCCCCATATTCGGGCGCACGGCTGGACATTGCCACGCTATATAATCATAAAACGATGTCTCATACGGCAGGATAGCCGCAGCCTCGATGACATGGTCATGTATAGGCGCACGCGCCAGATCGCGCCTCTTGCGCTCAAATATGGTCTTGGGTCTGTATGGGGACGGTTGCCACGATTCGTCACACAGCTCATCAAGCACACGTTGCAGATTACTCTCAAGTCGCTTATCGTAGTCACGCACAGCCCTGCGTTTGTGCTTCGACTTGCTGTAATTGCCGTAAGCACATCGCACGTTGTGCATGTTCTCAGCCTCCCCACGGTCACGGATTCTTCGCATGTGGATAACTGTTTAAATAATAAAAATAAAGCGGGATTAATCGGGGTAAAAGCGGGATCTGAGTGTTTTTCGGTGTTTGTTGGTCTGCAATTTTGACCGTCAGGTATGTCGCTCGCTCTTAGGCTACGAGACTCGCTGACATCTGATGTTATGTTCCTCCATTGGGAGAGGCTCACTCCGCTCGTAAATTGTATAGGAACGCGCCGTAGTTCGCATTGGAGTTCGAGGGCGCATTGTTAGCATTCAGCGCACAGGAGCCAGCATTGCCACCGTTGTTCGCATTGGCGAAAGCGGCGAGACCACGCAAACCGGAGCTTAGGAGTTCTACCTACAACCTTTAGATTGCGAGTGCAAAGGTAATGAAAAACGGTGATACAACAAGTCAAAGAGCGTTTTTTAAAATATTTTTTAAGGCAGGCGCCCCCAAAAGGGGCGCGACCGCCTACGGCGGTAGTGCACTTTTGCCCGCCTATGCCACCCATGTGGCCTCTGTGTCCCAGTCTTCGTCTGCTTCGCAGAGGAACGCGCCGCAGCTCGCATGGGAGACCGAGGGCGCAAGGTTAGCACTCAGCGCACAGGAGCCAGCAAGGCCACCGTGGCTCGCATAGGCGAAAGCGGCGAGACCACGCAAACCGGACGTAACAGCAGGATGGTAGATACCATCTGCGTAATAAGTAGATTCGCTGCCACCCCACTCAAGCGGGAAAGCTATCATATTGTCAAGGTTAAACCTCTTGCCGAAATACCAGTTTGAAGTATCAACAGCCGGTATCGAGCCGACTTTTACAAAACCGCTTGTATTCGTCGTATTGACAGCAGCCTTAGTCCACTTACGCAGGATAAACACATCAAGCGTCTTGTTAGCAGTAGCTTGCAAGATAACGCCGTGCATCATCATCCAAATGTTGCGATACCAGTTTTTCAAGCCGTAGAAACATGGGATGCCCTTAATAACTTTCTGCGTGCCGTCACCCTTGTCAAGAGTGACGGAGAAAACACCAGTGGCGTCACCCTTCTCTGCGAGCGCATCGAGATCGAGCGTAGCATATTGATTGCCAAAATCAGCATTAACATTGTCAATGCCAATACCGAGCCCGCCTTGATGCAGACCGTCAGCAGTAAGAGAGGCGTTGTAAGCCGCCTGAATGTTGCGGTTGTGGAAGATGATGCGCGTGAGGACTCCAACAGCAAAAACCATGGGGAACATCGAAGCGCCCCATCTGTCACCGTTTTTCTCTGCATAGTCTTGCAGCAGCTCCTCATTGACCTGCACAACAGCTTTGCCCAGCATTGTGTTCCACTTTGCATCGTTGTCAGCTACATTAGTGCCGCCTCGATACTGAGCTGTTCGGTTGCAGAACGACACGAGGATGTTGTTCGTGCGATCGAGAGCAGCAGCACCCGAGCATGACATTGATGCAACCGGTATGCGGTAATTCCAATGCCCGGAAATAGGCGCTGTTGAAACAGCTTCACATTCGTAGATGTCATCCTCCCAATGCGCATAGTACCATGGGATGTTCCACCCCCAGTGATAATGACCCATCGTGCCATCCAGAGCAGCCACACCTCCGGATGCGAAACGCTTATGATTCGTCGGGTCAAGCTTTCGGCGCGAGTGGTCATTCTGCACGAGATAGCCACCGAGCCCAAGTATTGACGGGAGGTTAGCTAACATTGTGAGGTCGCCGAACGGCTCGCCCTCAGTCTTCGCCTCTGCCTTTTTCCACCTGACGCCACAGTAAGCCGTCTTTGAGGTGATAGCCGACAAGGGCATCGCCCCAACCTTGTTAGCAACGGGGTCGTAGCCTAACAGTCTGATTGAGGAGTTTTGATTAGAAAACTCCTCAACTGATGAGATTTTTTGAGCTTTATCCATATATATGTTAATTATAAGTTATACAACTACCAAGCTGAAGTCGGAAGAACGATAAAGTTAAAGCCACCCTCGTTAGCCGTGTCATCATCTGCAGTACGCACCGAAAACGAGTTAGTAGTCTGCTCAATGACGCTTGCATATACCTGTTTTGCATCGGTCGTCGAACCCGCCGTTGTGCCCGTCACAATAGGCATAAACCCGGTGCCACGCCCACCGTACCACGGCATTGTTATTTTATACTCGCCCTTGCCGAGTCTTGTCAGCTTAAGCGACGTGCCGTCTGAGCTGTACGACTGCTCAAGCTTCGCCGTGCCGGTCTTATTGTCCGCGGTCACGCGCCCTGCAAACAGCATCCTTGCCGGAGCACCGAACATCTTTCGCTGTCCGAGCGGAACGCGATTTATGACTATCCAACCATAAAACCCCTTATCGTCACCGAAACCAAGCAGCTGGACAGCCTCTTGATTGATTGTCAGCTGCGAAACCGCCGAGCCGTTTTCATAAAAGAATTTATTATCCGGAGCGTCAATGACATAAGGCGAGGACGAGTAGAGACCACGCCATGCGAAGTTGACAAGCGTCAGCTTGCGACCGGTGCAGTCATCAGACCAAGGCAGCGACACATCATGCGACCAGCCATCGTTAACAACGGGAAGAGCAAGATTGTCGTAACGGTCAGCTGCAGACCAAGAGCCGCTTGCGTCGAAGTTGTAGCCGTCAAACAGCACAAAAGGCTGTCTGCATATACCTTTAAAGATGCCCTCATCTGCCTCGACGCGACCCTTGAAGACACCCGAATCAGCCTCTATCTTGCCTCGAAACGAGCCGATTTCGCAGTGTATCTCACCCGTGCGCAGATTGATGTAAAGACGAGGCACAAACTTTGATTTGTCCTCAGGAGCAGAAGCATCAAAGTTTGTATAAGCAGTATTGAGCTTTGAGGAGTCGCCGTCGATGGTCTCACCGTTCAGGCGGCCGTACTGCGATATCAGATAGTCGCCGACCATGACCGCCGAGCCGAACTTGCCGAAATCAGACATCACGAACTTGGCAAAGATAATATCATCCTTTGAGACCAGCTGCCACTCGGCGACATCAGCAGACGGCTCTATATTGAGCAAGCTGCCCTCAGCCGCCGGTCTCCAATAGCAACCTTTATGACTAACTATCGGAATCATGTCTGACGTGCGGGTGTATGTTATGCCGCTCTGCCACTCGCCCGCGAGATAGCTCATCGGGCCTGGAGCACCAGGATTGCCCTGCGGACCGGGAGCCCCTTCAGGACCGCGGAAGGGTCCGAGATTACGCCATCCGAAGGCGTTTTGCACCCAGATATCTGAGTCTATCAGGTAAGCGTCACCGGCGCTCACCTCAGCAACGCGGTCAAATTTGCTATACCATATACCTAACTTAACCGCACCCGACGTGTCAATGTTGTCAATGAGCCAGATGCCTTGAGCAACAGACGACGAGTTTTCAGGTACGGTGGCAGCATGCCCGACCGCCTCGCCCTTGACTGTAAACGATGTGCCGTTTTTGCCGTCGGTGCCGTTTTTGCCAGATCGGACAATCGGCACCGCCAAGGCGGCGACGGAGTTGCCGCCAAGCCTGATGAGAAAATCGTAGTAACTGACATTGCTAACACTCTTAGCTGTCAGCGTCAGAGTAGCGGGGCAGTCAAGTATATCCCTATTAGCGATAAAGCCCGCGGCATTATAGACTGTAACGATGACGCTGCCAGTATAAGGTTCTCTCACCTCGCCAGTCACTTTATATGCCGACACAGTAAGCTTTGTCGTTGACGGGTTGCCGTTTGAGTCAACGGAGATAACAGCCGGCGACGCTATCATGTAATACCCTACTGCGGGGCGACCCGGCTCCCCATCCTGAGGAGCCGGAACGAGATGATCAACAGACGTTATTATCATACGCTACGCCTTTTGCGCCTCAAGGCGGACGGAGATGCCGTCGTATTTGAGGATGTTGTCATAAGTCAGCGTACGCTCAGTAATGTCAGTGAGAGCGTTACCCTTAGAGTCAGTAAAGGCGAAGCTAAACGTCCATCCAGTTGATATCTTGCCGTCTGCCCTGCTGTAGACCTTAGGCGAGTAAGTAACAGTCGAGCCTACCGACACGGCACCAGACGCCTGACTTCGGCCCATGTCTATATAGTACGGGTCGTGGATGTCTGACACCTCAGCTATGCCGTAGTAACCGACACTCGCATAAGTAACCACGCAGCGGAACATCTCTACACCCTCAACGCCAGCATCGAACACCTTGAGTGTATTGCCCGACACCTCTGTCACCGACTTGACATTAGCAACATCCCTCCACACACCGTTAACAAGGCGCTGCCACTTATACGTCACATCGCCATCGATGGGCGCACCTGAACGTGAGAGAGTAGCCACAATCTTGCACCAGTCGTTGTCATCGGCGAGGACATTGTCACCGCTGCCATCAGCGCCTATATAGCTGATGTTAACCTTGTACGACTCGCCAACGGCTGTCATGATAGGGATGAGCTGCTGGCATGTAAACGCCTTGCCCTGATAAGATGATTTGTAATAAATATACTTGTCTGTGTGGTCATCAGCCGTGGCCAGATTACCCTTGATTTTAAGTGCAGGGAAGGTCATTTTATTGACTTCGAGAGTCGTAACCTCAAAGAGATTTTTAAACTTATCTTTAACCTTACCGTCCTGCAGGATGCCACCCTCGTCAGAGATATTGCCGTAATACCATTGCTGACCCGTAGCTTCAGGCACCACCACCGAGCCACGTTTAGACGAGTACGGCTGCGGATATAGCAGCACCGGATGCTTAATAAAGTCAGTCTCCATGACCTGCTTTGTCGTCGGATTGAAATACTGCTGTAGGCCATAGCCCACCTCGCCGTTAACCCATTTGACGCCCATCGCCGCCGATATGGTGTCACCATCCTCAAATGCGTAGAGGTGGTCAATAGAAGAAATCGTGCTCATATATTAAATGTTTTTTAGCTTGTTAATCACGTTAATAGCCTCTGCCTCGCTCATTGCAACAGCGCCGGCAGCTTTGGCTACCTCTATGCCCAGCGGGGCGAGGTCGCCCGCCGTCACCACATAGCCCACATTACTGTTGCCATGACGGAAACCCGTAACGCCGAGCTTCGAGGCGAGCACGAAAGGAATAAGATAATATTTCATACGCCCTCTTTATCTGAAGTTGGAAATTGACCGACAATCGGACGACCGTCGGGAGTTGTTATTATAGAGCCGTCAGGCATAGCTAACGGGATGAAAGCTGATAATTCTCGGCAAATATCGCCGACCTCATGGTCTGCAGTCATCTGATCACGCGACACAAACGCCGTCGTACCGTTGCCGAGCGACTCCCATGCCGCTTTAGGACCTGAGCGATAGAAGAGCTCGACGTCAAAAAACTGCTGCGGGTTGGCGATGTTGCCTTGGCGGTTTGTCACGGTCACCTGAACCTGAGCTTTACGAGTATCTCGCATGATAAACTTAGCGTAAGTAAACTCAGGCACATCATCCCACTGGCCGTACCATCGACGCAGCAGCACCGTACCCGAATACTGAAGGTCGGGAAACGCCTTTGTATAAGCCGTCACACGCAGCAGGATCTTCTGGACGTAGTCCTGGTCAACGGTAATAGTGCCGCTGTCTTTGCCTGACACATACCACAAATCGTCTGCATCGACAATTTCTCGGAATTGGCTTGTATCATTGTCAAACCACTCCCATTTATACACGCATTTGTCAGCAGCCACCGCCTCGGAGCCGTTTGACAGCACCGCCTCGATCAGGAACTTGCCGAGCTTTTTGAACGGCGAGAAATTGAGCTTTGGAGGAGCCTTGAGGTCGAGCTGTATGTTGACCGACGTCTCCTCTTGCGTTGTCAGCGACTTTTGCCATGCAAAGTGAGTTGATGTGCCTCGCGTCTTGTCGTAGTAGTCAGCGTCAAACTGCACCGTTACGACCTCGTCAGTAGCCACGTTACGAGCGAACGACAGCGCATTGAGCGAGTCAACGGTGTAGTCGTCACCGAGGACGAGCTTACGCGACGTGGTGCCCTTAGCAAGCGTCAGCGACCAAACCACGTTGACCATGTACGAAGCGTAGTCGCCGGCAGCGATCACGTGCTCCGGGTCGGAGATCATGAGCTGCGGGCGGAGCTGATAAGGTGTAAGTTCGCGGTTCGGCACGTACGACGCACTCACGACATCATATTTCTGAGACGGCGAGCCACCCAGCTCCAGCATCTGGAAGGAGAACGATAGAGGGTCGTGAACAACACGACCGCCAGTAGACTTTAATCTCATATCTAAACTAATTTATAATGTTATATTCAGCGTCATAGGTGGCGCCGTCGGGGAAAGTCACTATTATCATGTAACCGACCTTTGAGCCAGCCACCCACGTCGACGGAAGGTCAGAACGAGAGTCGACATGCAGCGTCAGGCCGACAGACCCGGTCGGGTGTCGCACATTCCACGCTGCATCGCCGTCAGCGTCATCGCTCTGACGGAGCCAAGTAATAGAGGCAAGCCCTATCTCGCTCTCCTGCAGCTGCATCTCAGCGTTATAGACCGTAGCCACAAGATCGGTCTGCCAGTCGGTATTGGCACGGAAAAAGTTGCCAGCCGACGAAACTATAGACACCGACATATTGCCGCCACCGATGATGCACACCCAGTCGGTGTTGTTATAGCGAGGTTCGGAGCCGGACGACTCAGCGACAGCACACTGCCAATAGCAGCCGCCCCACCACACGCGATCGACGTAATAGCCTCTCGCCGTATCATCATAACCTCGTATGTAGCGGCGTGAAGCATTCCATTGCCCGCAGTCTCGCGGCGTATACTCAGGATTGCCCTTATAGTCTACCTTTATTATATCCTGCGCCATGATGCCGCGAAAGTAGAGGTAAGGCTGCGACTTGGAGATGACGCCTCGGTTTATCAAGTCGCGCATCGCCTCGATGTCAGGCGGCAGACCTATAAAACCCGCATAGTTAGAGCCTGTCTTGCTGTCATCGAGCGTAGGCTTGCTGACACCCTGAAGAAAGAGCCAGCGACCGTCGTTTGATGAAACAAACCATGTAGACTGACGTGTCTCGTCGACCGCATTGCCCCACCTTATTACACGTGCTGCAGCAGCCGGTGCGGAGTTTTTGCCACCCGGGCAGTCAGCATCAGCATAAAGCGAACACAGCGCCGTATTAGCGTCTGTGTCAACCTCTTCGACGCGAAGCCAGAACGAGCGGTACGTCTTGCCCTTATCCAGATTGTTGACCTTGCCGAGCAGGATGTCGTTTGCGTGAAACGTCACGCAGTCGTCGTCATACTCACGGCGGAAGGTCAGCCGATACTGGTTAATGTCTGTATGCTCAACACTCTCGATTATGCCTCTGTCAGTAAAATAGGTGTCACCCTCAAGGACGTTTTGATGGTTGAAGACAAGCTCATCAAAAACGGCAGCACCATTGACGCGGATGGAGCCGCACGTGATGGAGCCGTCTGGCATCAGACTAATCTCAGCGTTATCGCCGATGACAGCACCCTTGAGCAGCCGCAGGAGGAAGCCGTCGGTGTCCTCCTGGTCCTTGCGTATAAACGGAGCGTCAGCGAGATAGTCGAGCAGGGCGAGGAACGCCGAGCCGATGCGAGTAGCTGTATTGGCATGAGTGCGTCGTTCGTCGCGTATCGCAGTAAAGAGCTCACGCAGTGTTGTTATCTCTTGATGTATTGTCATACGGCAAAATTAAGCTTTAGGATAAGTCAATTAAAATACAGCTACAGCTGCGAGATAGTGCGGTCAATAGTGTTCTTGCCGCCACCGAAAAGCTGCTGAAGGAACGACGACACGACACCGTTATAAGTAGTGCCGTAGTACGCCGCCTCGAACTCGTTGAGACGATGCAGCGAATACATGTATTTTTTTGCGAACCAGTCACGCGGCTGACGGTGATGCGGGTTTGTCTTCCAATCCTTGAGAAACTTGAGGTCGCCCGGATTGCCACGATAATAGCCGTTGCCCACGCCACGCGCGACGTAGATGCCGTACTCCAGAAAGCGATGCTCGATGGTGGTGACCGGTCCGGGATGGACGACACCCTGAATGGAGCGTGAGAGAGCACCCGTATCGTAGACGGGAGGAGCGAAAGACATCATCTTTTCGCGCCAGATGTCCACCATGAATTTCTGCCAGCCCTCAATCCATTTCTGATGCTCCGCATCGGTCATGTTCGGCTTAAGCCCACTCTGATTGCTCATAACTTATATCAATAGGTTGCTCGTTCTGCACCATGAAATAAAGCCCCGTCACGCCGTTGTACGAGTAGCGCGGCATCTCAGTCGAGTAGATGTTGTTGAGCTGTAAGTGTGTCAGACGCTCATCGCCGAGCACATCACGGTCATGCAGAAGGCGAGAATGAAACTGGCGGAAGATCTGACGGCACATATTAAGCTTCAGCTCACGGTCAGCCATGTCGTCGAAGCGATAAGCTGCAACGACAAACACGGTGTAGACGTCACGACGGAAAAAGCCGACACCGTTGCCGAAAGTCTGCTGAGACGTCGTGTCGTCAACCATGATAAAATTCTTATGCTTTTTGAACGAGTCCATCACGCCCTGAATCGACTCCGGACCGGAGCAGAGGCAAGGATGGAAGCCGTTGTCAGCAGCGATGCGGTTGCTCTTTGCCAGCTGCGTGAAATAGTCAAGAGCGGGAAACAAATCTTTCATCTATCAATCTTTTTTAGGGAATTTTCGACGGAACTCCTCAGCCTCACGCGCCTTAGCGTCAAGTTCGGTGAGCGCACGCCAGCAGTCGGTCTGCTTGACCAGCTGCTCTTTTGTCACGTCGCCATCGGTGAGCGCTCTTATCTGAGTATTGACCGACTCAAGAATCGAGATATCAGAGATGTCGCTATCGCCGTTAACCTTGCGGAAGAAATGACGGAAGGCGAAAGACATGACGTATTTGATGTGTGCGTACCATGCCAGCGTCGCGAGACGTTCAGCCGGCGTGAGCGAGATATTGTCGGGGCGAGAGAAATCCGGTCGGCGGTAAAGGAACGAGGCAAGCTTGTCGATGTGCTGCTCATCGTGCGAGCTGTGGAAGAGCTGATACTGCTGCTCTATGCACAGATAGTCGCCGAAGGTTATTATCCGTTTAGTCACCGGGTCCTCCTGCAGCAGAGGATGGACAGCCGTCAACCCCTGAATAACATCCAACCTATTATCCATAGCCTCGGTACTGTCCACCCAATCAAGCTGCTTGAGGAACGAGCTTATCTGCCACGGCTGAAGGTAAAAAACCTCATAGCCGCTCTCGTTATCTGGATTATACACACATTGCCATCCGAAGCGGTTTTTCTTGACCACCTGAATGCCCGCAAACCTTATGAACATGTAAGTCTTAACGACCGTCATGTCGGCGAAGGTTGCAAGCAGATAAAACACATATCGCAGTTGCTCCTGCGTCAGTTCGCCCCACGAGCGAGGAGCCGTGAGCTCTATATTCCTAACCGTTGAAGACATAGCCAGACGACTCTTTTTTGTTGCTGAAGTGCTCAATATGAGCTGTCTCATAAGCCGGAGAGCTGCGGTAGAGAGCGTACGTCTCGGCGTCGTTCTCGACAAGCCTTTCAAGGCGTCGGAACATAGGTGTAACGGCTGCAGCCTTGCCCATCGTCGCCCACTTGTCAGTCACGTCACACGCCAGCTGCATGGCAGCAGCATAGACCGTCAGGCGGTCATGGTCGTTGCATCTGAGCGCGTCGAGGAAGTCGTCTATCAGCTCATCGCCGAAGCGCAGACGCAGCTGCACATCTGTGTCGATGATGGCATTTTGGAAAGCCTGCCAGTCCAGGTAAGTCTTCGCCGACGAACCTTGCCCGGAAAAGAAGAAGTTATGCTCAGTATAGAGGTAGCGTATGAAATTCTTTGCCTCAGGACCCCTACCCCACTCAGCCGAGCAAAGCAGCTTGACGGTCATGGCACGCGCCCTACAGAGCGCAGTGCGCAGCTGCCCCTCAAGAGCGTCGACACGCTGCTTGCTTGCGGGCGATATGGTATCGTTAGATACGATGCCGAAGCCCGTAGGCGTGAGGACGAGGTCAAGCTGACGGAAGACAGACAAAAACGCATCTATGCAGACCGTCATCTTAAAGTATTGCTTTAATGACGAGCCGTCATCGCTGTTAACCCGCTTAATGCCAGCCTCTCCGAGCAACATGCTGCAGTAGTTGTCGAGCATGATGTCAATAGCAGGGCTGATTGACTCGTAGACAGTATCATGAGCGCTCACGCCGACCGGCAGAGCCTGTTCAAAATCATCCTTCGTTATTTGTATCATCGTCTTGGTTTTGTTTATTTTGGTTGAGCGACACCTTCTTGGCGTCTTTGTTTTCGTCGAGCGTTGTCAGCATAATCATGGGCACATCCACCGTAGCCTTATCGTGCCATCCGTTGTAGTGTAGGATGACGTGGTAGGGCTTGCACATCACGTCATGACAAGGCTTTTCGAGTGACTGCTTCAGCGTAAACAGCTCTCGCTTGTCGCTGCCAGAGTTGTTCATCTGACTCTTGCCCGGCGTGGCTCCGACGAGGTTAGGATGGATGCCGAAGACAAAGCACAGAGCGTTGGACGCCTCAGACATGTCGTCGGACCAGTTGCCACCCTCCTTCTTGTTAGCATCGTTGAGCGGCACGATGCGCACCATGCGGTTCTCTTTGCCGTTCGGGTCGACGTAGTAGCCGCTGATCATCGCCTTACCGGCATTCTCAATGCCCGTAACAAAGTCGATGATGTTCTGCTTCTCCTGTTCTTTACGCTTCTTTCGCTGCGCCTCGTCAGCAATGTTTTCGTTGTCGCAGACATTATCCCAGTAGTCATCGTGCACCTCAATCTGGACACGGGGCGCCGACGTGTTTTTAATCATATACCGTTTGCCTATACCTATCAGACGGTAGATATCAAACCAGGCATCGCGGAAGATCGACGAGTAGTAAGGCATCGGATATACCTGACAGCCCGGCGTCGCCATGCGGCAGAGGATGGCAAACTTTCGGCCTTTTGTCGGCTTGCCCTTGACACCCGTGCGCGGGTCAGGCTCCTTGCCCATGCGGACCATCAGGTCGCCGAGCGGGTCCCAGTAGTCGAGGAGCGGGATGGCTTCGATTTTCGCCTCGTCGAAAAAACCGAGCCGGAAGTCGCCGAAGAACACGTGTTCAATCTTGCCAGACGACGTGCTCGGACCATACTCGAAGCGGCAGTAAGAGGCGTCCTTATTGCGCACCGTTACTATCTTGCTGCCATCACGCGAAAGGATGACCACCATGACCGAGAACGAGTAGAACTTCATATCGGTGGCTTGCTCAAGAAATACCTCCTGAAGAGAGTTTCGCAGACAGAAGTTGAGGATCTCTTTGTCATCAACATCTTTTTTATCCTTTCGGTCAACAAAGCGCACGCCCTGCCCGTAACAGCTGACGATATTAAACTGCTGACACTGTGCCGTCACCATGTTGGAGAGCAGCTGCTTGCGCACGAGATAAGGGCGCTGGTCATCCGTGCCCCACTGCACGTACTTGTACGCCCTGCGGTCTACGACGATGGAGCGCACGTTTTGGGCACCAGGCATGTCCTCATCGTCGAAAACAGCAGCAGAGTCGCCGCCGTACTCGGAGTTGACGGAGTTGCCGGCAGACGACGCCCCATAGCCCGTAGGGACTATATGATAACGGCGGTAACCGTCAGAATCAGCATGCGCCGAGGTCGGCTGAAGGGTATTGTTAATGCTCATAAATAAACTCTTTGATTATTGATCTGTATGATAAAAATCTGAGGCAGCGTGCGCAAAGCCCGGGGATTGCGAGGATTGCGCAGTCGCACATAACCGCCGCGCCAGTGGACATGATGGACGAGCCAGCCTTTATAATGCAGTGTCTCGCCCGTGCCACCCTCCCACGCGTAGATATCGACGAGCGTGCGATGCTGATAAGCCTGATCGAGGATGCGCAGCATGTCAGTAAAGTGGATGGCCTTCATCATTTAGTACTTATTATTTATTACTTATTATTTTTTACTTATTATTTTTTACTTATTAATTTTTAATTGAAAGTGTTGTCGAAGGTGTTGTCGAAGATGCGTCCGGTGCGCAGCATGTCGAGGACGTTATGATTGCGCTGCGAGTACTGATAACTGAAGGTAAAGCGCGGCATCTCGTCATCATCGTTGGTATACTCAGACTTTGAGTCGGTGATGACCACCTCTTTGCCGACGTTAGGGTGCCCGTCTTTGAAGTTGACGACGTGCACGCTCTGAGAGCGGAACAGCTCGTCAGCCCAGACGGCCATGGAGAAGGGAATGAAGCCCGTGTCAGCCTTGAAGGTGCGCGTCTCGGCGATGTCGTAGTTGCGGTTATACTTGCCGATGTAGCCCTGACTGCGTTTGTATGTCGGGGCTACGGTATGAGTGCCCGTGCAATATATCAGCTCCTCGACGCCGAAAGAGTTGTCGAAAACCAGGACGGGAGCACAGTCGGGCTCGTCAAAGTCGATTGAGAACCGGAAACTGCGCTTGCCCGCCTGGACCACAAAACCAATAAGAAAAGCATCGTTAATGACAAACTGAGACGGCGACACATCGAGCGTCTTGTATTTGTCATTGCCCGCGACAGGACGGATGGGAAAAGTCTTTTTATCGTGACCTTGATATTCGGCGATAACCGAGGCGTTGTCTGAGCCTATATAATGCAGGTACTCCAGGCGGTTGAGCGCCGTCAGTTTTTCGTCCTCAAGGAGAGTGAGGAAATGGGTATCTATGAAGTCATCTGCAGTGGTGTTGATGTCAGCTACGCAGTAGATGAGGTCGGCAGAGACAGACTTGGAAAAAGCCGGCTTATCAGACGCGAGGACAAACTCGTTAATGCTGATGACGAGCTTAGCCTTGAGTTTCTGACGCACATAGGGAGTGAGCAGACGGTCGAGTTCGGCGATGGTTATCTCGCCACCGACGGGGTCTGGGTAAAGATGCTCAGAATAGATCTGCACCCCGTCGATCGTCATAGTGACGCCGGCGCGGTAGCCGTCGATGACGAACACCACGTCGGGGATGTTCGCCGAGAAGTATGTGCCGGATATTGACTGAGTGACTGATATCATTGTTATTTATTTGTTTTGCAATGCAAAGGTAACAATGACGGTTGAAACATAAGAATACAAAAACGGCGTGCCCTATATCACATAGAACACGCCGTAAGTATGAGTATAATTTGCTTGTACAAAAATAACTACCTGCAAAGGTACTCATTTTTTTCGGTAAGATTTTGATAAACACGGCTAAACCTATTCACATAGCCCTAACCGCTAAAAATTGTAAAATAAAGATTTATGCACCTATTTTATTTACCACAAAGATTTCATGTCTCGCCATATTTCCCATTTCACCGTGCCGTCCTCTGCAGTCTTGAGGACATAGTCATGAGTCTTCATGTAGATCACGATGTCGACGATGGGGATGGGTATTATCTGAGAGAGTTCGTCAGCTATCTCCACGGTGCTCTTAAACTCTCCGACAAGCGCGTCACCGAGCTGGCTGTTGCCCGGAAGCGGCGAGCGCGAGGCGAAGTAAGCGTCGAGCACATCAGACGTAACCTCGTCAATCATATTCTCTCTTTCCTCTTCATTCATAATGCGCTGCGGATTTCGGTTAACGACTTGCGGAGGTCTCTGACTGCGTTAAGCAGGTCGATAGCCTCTGCGTACTTATCTTTGTCTAAGCAGGGCTCAGAATAGCCCTCTACGACTATGTCCGTAACATCGTCAAGCAGACGAATCTTGTTATCGAGATTGTCAGCCTCGCAAAGATTCTCAAGTGCTGCTGACATTTTATCATTCATTTCCATAAATTACCTTTCTTGCTGTGATTCTAAACAATACTTTATACATGCCAATGTAAGGCGTAAACTGAACAAGCGTTTGTGTACGGCTCTCCTGCGGTGGCTAAATCCCTTAAGACGGTCGTTGGGTTCAACCCCGGCAAAAACAGTATAGCCACACCTTCGCGCCACAACTCTATTCATCTCACGGCACTTGCGATGCAAGCCATGATTGGCATTCAGCTTCATGCTCTGCCTCCTTCCTCTGTCAGTTTCTTAATCTCGTTATAAGTGACCGGCAGCTCGCCGTTCTGAGCACGCTCGGCGTTGTACTGTGCAAATGCCCTACCGATAGCGTCGTTGTGTACATCGAACACTCTACGCTTCAACTCCTTGATGTTCTGCTGTATCTCATGCAGTTCGTTGTTGACTTGCTGACGTGTGGCGCTCAATTTTGCCTTGAACTCTTTGAGCTTGACACGCTGTGTAGTCTCAAACTCCATTTTTTCGACGGCTTGTATGGAATAGAACCTGCACTCCTCAACCACCAGGTCTGCCTTGGTCTTTGCTGTCTTCTCCATCACTTCACGGTAAGTGGCGTTGAGTCTGTTGTACTCCTCGTCACGCTTGTCGCGCAATGGCTGTAGCACCTCACGCTGAAATTGCTCTAATGTCATCATACCTCACCTCCTTCCTCGGCTAACGTCTTGTTATAGACATCCTCGCGACCACTATTGTCAAAGCGGGCTGCGAACATGTGCGGAGGCTGCGCCTCGCTGCGCACGAATACACCCTGCACGGGTATAAAAGAGATGTCGGCAAACACATCGTCATAGAACGAAACACCGTAGGGATCGTCAGGGCCTTTGCCGAAGCTTTCGGCAAGGCTTATCTTGAAGGCATTCTGTGCGTCTTTAGCGCACAGTTTAGTGCTTAGAAATGTCCTTGTAACGAGATGATAGCCATCGTGCTCACATAACTTTTCGATACGCTTGAGCACCTCAACGATATCGGTGCGAAGGATGTCGACGTCTTCGGTGCGATAAGCCAGACCGTTGAGACCGTCATTGAGCATGTTAATAGCCTGCAGCTGAAACCGGCTGCGCGGCATATTGCAGTCGACTACGACCACCGACATATCATAAACGGACATGTCAATTACGCTTGATGTGTTTTTCATGCTCTGCCTCCTTCCTGCTCTACGTCGTCGTCGTAAGTTATCCAATTGTCGCCCTGCTCTTGCTTGAGCTGATAGACATTATAACCCGCCAGGGCTATGCCGAGGATGGCGATGAGCAGACTGGTCTCTGCGATGGCAGCAGCCAGCCCCATGAACATGAAGATGAGATTAATGCGGACGACCTCTTTACGGGTCACATCTATGCCGCTGATGCGTGAGAAAAACTCGCTCTTTGCGTTGAGCCACGCCTTGACGGGCGCTGTGCTGAGGGTCAACGGGCGCATACGAGCTGTGCGCTGGATTGATGCAGTTGTTTGCATAATATTGGTAGTTCTAGCCTTATGCCCGAATCCGTCGGGTGCGGTCTGACGTAGGGGTACGAAAAAAGCGGTCCGTCCTTCCTCGTCTGCTAGAACTACCATGCTTATCCGCCACAAAGGGCTAAAAAACACGTGGAAGGCGAACCGCCGTATATTTTCATTTGCATCTCCATATTATGCGGAGTGCTCCGCATAAACAAAGGGCGTACACCCTCGGCTTAATGCGGAAAGTTACGGGCAAAAAAATAAGCCCACAACGATTATATAATGTCGGTTGGGCTTGAACATACATCCTCGCCCTTTGTTTATGCGGAGTGCTCCGCATAGTAATTCTAGCGATGGCAAAGGTAGATAATAAGATTGAAATGAGCAAGAATTTTGGGGAAAAGTTTTGAAAAAAGTTTTGGCGAGGAACGAAAAGGAATCGAAAAGGAAAAAATCAAGGAATCATCCCAGCCCTTTGATAATCTCACGCTCACGATCTGAGAGACTGACGTGTATAGTACGATCTGCCTTGGCTTTAGCCTTGGCTTTAGCCTTGGCTTTAGCCTTGGCTTTAGCCTTGGCTAAGTCATCGGACATAATATAATGATCGCCGAAAAGCGACTTTTTGGGCGGCATGCCGTCCAGACGGCGAATACGGGCACACCCGTCACGCCTGACGGCGAAATCAACGCCGCCCGAGGCTATAATCTGCATATCCGACACACTAAGGAGATTATCGGGGTAATGGTATTTGGGAAGCTCCACCTTTATGTTCTGACTCGGGCACGGCTCAATGAGCTGCGCAAGACGCGGAGCAGTCATCGCAAGCACGTCGCCGAACATATTGCTTGCGAAGTTGACACGTATCAAAGCCCCATTGTCAAATCTCATATTAATATCAGCAACGACAGCCGTGCAGCCATATTTGCAGCAGCTGAGGATTGTCAAGCCTGGTCCGAAGAGGAAGAAGGGAATGGAGCGCTCAGCATAGAACTGACAGATTTTGGTGAACATCGAGAACGGCGGATTGTCAATAACAACGCCGTCATCAGGATAGTCGGCGTGCTCGTAGTCGCCGCCGGGAAAGAAAGGACGTAGAATCTGCTTGCCCTCAAGCGGATAAACCTCGCTGACGTATTGCACCACCGCCTCATATACGTCACGTGGAGTGTAGCAGTCGTCAGTAGTATGCGGACCGTCGGCAAACTTTGCCACAAAGCTCTCGTAATCATTAAAGACGATAGGATTACGAGAGCCACCTCTAAGCTTATTATTATTTAATTGTGTCATTATATATTATTATTGTATAACGAGGCAAAGGTAAATAGAATCGGGGGAGGCCGTCCGAAAACTTAATTAGGGAAGCAAACAACTGAATTGGGCATTTTTCTTTTGCTCTTTATAGTTAATTAACCTCGTATCTTCTT